TTTCAACAAAAGTTGGAGCTTTAAGGGACTGTTTAGAAAAACGTAAAAAAAATTAGGCTCTATAGATTGGTCCCCTTGAGTGGTAGAGCTTTATTTGATTTTTTTTAGGAAGGAATTGGCTTGAAACCCTTGCTGGGCCTTGCTTGCCTGCTATCAATTTAGAACAGGCTTTGTAACTTCACTTGTAAATCCGGAAACATCTATACACAGAAATTCTGCAAAATTGAGTTTATAAAACGGGATTTCCCAGGATTTTTGAGCGACTTGTCAACGCAAAAGCTGCAAAAGCTGTAAGTAAGTGTTGAAAAAGGCCTATAAAAGTGAGATTGCCACAGGGTTAAATTCCCGAATCGCCTAAGGTGCTTAAAAAAGAGGCATTTTTTGGCTGAGTGCCTCTTTTTTAAGCAAATTTTTTGGGTCAATATTGAAGTTCCTCGTTTTTTGGGTCAATATTGAAGTTCCAAACCTGTTTTTGAGGCCAATAGTAGAGTTCCAAGCACTTTTTGTGCCCTGAATTGGTGCATCCCGCTTAGAGTCCGTTTTTGGAACTTCAATATTGAGGGGGTATAACTTCAACACTGAAGGCGATTTTGAGGCCTCAATATTGAAGTTATACCCCTCTTTTTGGCCAATATTGAAGTTCCAAACCTAAATTGAAGTTCCAAAATAGTACGGGCTTCTGTAGTGAATCCGGATGCTTTCTATCTGTGCATCACGCAGCAAGCGCCCTTTTGCGAGTCCAGCTTGCATCGCAGCTTCACGGTATGACCTACCTTCTGCAAAACAAGTCTCGATTGGATAGTAGTGCACTTGATTCTGCAGTTTGGCTTTCAGTCGAATTGTGAGTTCAATCGCAACTGTCGATGTATTGGCCACAGCGATACCCCACGAAAAGAACTGGAATTGCAATGGCAGCAGCAATCCACGGATTGAGGTCGATGCAGGCTTTCACTGTGAGACCTGCAATGATCAGAATGGAAATCCACATGATGAATGCAGCGAAGTATTTAGCCATGATGGATCACCTCGAAGTTGATTTTGTTGAGAACGCATTCCGCAATCAGGGTTTCAAGTGCGGCTTTTGTACTACAGGCTTCAAACTTGCCGTTGTAGTAGATGAGTGCGTAGTGTTCTGGCAGTGTTGGGGCTTTGGAGATGGATGACATTACTTCGCCCCACTTGCCACCCAGCAAACTTGCGTGGGTTTTTGGGTGAGTCTGTCATAGCAGAACGAGAACATGAATTGTCCTTTGCGGGCAATGATGTGGCCATTTACGGCGAAATCTTCGAGAAATTTGTACATGATCTGTCCTTTTAAGTGTGCGTTTAAGGTGGGAAATTTTGAAGGTGTCCGCAAGAGTCATCCCTAAGCATTGATTTTGCTTAGGGATGGGCTATCGAGTGGATAGCCCTTGGGTTTGTTCTGTCATTCAATGCTGACAGCGGCATTTTTTCAACTATAGCTATATAGATTTCTACCTGTTTAGACTGGAGTTAGTGCAGTTTTAACTTATTCCCGTAAGAGTCAACGGTTTTGCATTCTGCCCGCAAACTAGGCACGATATATTCTGGCCAATCTTAGCCATCCTGTACAGGTAACAGGCTTACCGACTGAATATTTATTGTGTAGCGCGTATCCACCACGTTTTACCTAAAAGCCCGCAAGGGTCAAAAGGAACAGTGTTACATTGCTGTAAGAGATTTGTCGTGTGAATCGTTACTACTATCATTCATTGCGTTAGCGGGAATGATCTTCAATACCCTAACAAGCTGGGATGCAAGCCAAAGGGCTTGCGTGTCGGGTATTAGCATGCAGTCAGCATACAATCCCAGAGTACTAAGCACGCGCCTAACGCTACTGCCCAACTTGCTCTGGGATGCGCACCATGCGTTACATGATGCTAAAGCCATGCAGATTTTACCGTTTCAGAGCTTTATACGGCTGTAATGTGGGCAATTTCCCGGGGCGTTTTCATCGCACATTCCCAGAATGTGACTAGTTTCCCGTTCTTTTGCCGATATTCCCGGGGCGTTACTTTTTCAAGTATTCACACCAGATATAGAGCCCGATAAGCCGGACTACTGCAGGGCGCGGATTTTTAATGATCGGCCTAGGTGTCACATTGCAGCTATGGGCAATGATTCAGCCAGGGCAGTGACAATGCACTGATATAAGGGTTTTCCCTTATATCAAGGCACTAGGGGCAACCGCCCCTAGGCGTTGATTAGTGCAGCGCAGGTTCAGGCGCAGTAACCGTTACTGGCATGGCTTTGTGGGCCTTTGCGGGGGTGACGGCGGGGCTTTGTGCGGTATCCAGCACAGCACGCAGGGCCGTGATTTGCTTTGCTGTCAGCACACCCGCCTTGGCAGCTGCAATTACAGCATTGACGCTGGCGCTAAGTGCAGCGGTATCCGTCACAGGGCGCACTTCAGCCGGGATGGGGGCGGTAACCGTGGCATTGGTGTCAATCACCGCAGGGGCGGCGGCCTTCTTCGCTTCACGGGCCTGCTTCGCCTTCAGCACCTTGTCAGCCAGCGCAACAGGGTCAGCCCATGCAGGCAGGGGCAGGGGTGCATGCACCCCCTTAGCCTTGCCAGTGTGCAGAATGGTTGCCAGTGCATGCATGGCCTGCACTACAGTCAGTGCAGCCGCACGCGAACCCGGGCCCGCTGCCAGCTTAGGCGCCTTGTTTTCCGCCAGAAACCGATTGATCGCGGATACTGCCTGCGCTGGTGACGCGGGCAGCGACACACCGTATGCAGTTTCCAGTGCCAAGCGGAACGCATGGTTAACCCGGCCATTGGATGCATCCATTTCAATCGCAGCGTCAAATGCTGCGCCTGTCACGTCAGCTGTGAAAAGGGAAGCGTAGTTCATGATTGATATTCCATTCCTAAAGGTTGCACCTATTGAAGTGGTGCGGCAGGCAAAAGCGCCTGATTCGATTGTAAGAACGTTTAGGTGGTGCTGTATCTAGGGGTTTACCCTAATACGTTGCCTTGTCCACCGTGGCCAGTCCGATCACTGGCGAGACTCCATTGTGCATGGATTGGTGTTGTTCCGACACCACAGGGATAAGTATTTTCTAAGGGTTTACCCTAATAGCAGGTTGTGGTGCGAATATGAAAATTCATGTCCATTCATACACATCATATGTATCATATGTATCATATAGATCATCCATATGATGTGTATGACTAGTCTTATGTCTTATATAAGACTACGGTTATCCACAGCATATCCACTCCTATATTGATTGTGGATAACGTTATCCACATGTGGTTTAAAGGGGCATGGCCGGGCCTATGGCGGACGCTGTTTCAGGTTGATAGGCTGGTGTGGGTAACGGTGGCGAAGGCGTGTAGGCCGTTCTGGTGCGTTCTGGCGTGTTTTGATTAATATCACTTCTGGTTATAAGGTGGGTATGGGTGTTGTAATTTTGCAACGGGTGACGGGTATGGTATTTCACCATGCGAAACGCGCCGGTGCTCTCAGGTCCACCCTCCAAATTTTTCAACTCCCACAACTTTTGCTATCATTTTTATAGCAACTTTTTGCTATCATTTTCATAGCAACTACCCGTTCCGATCCAAAATTTTTCACCCTCCAAAACTTTTGCTATCATTTTTATAGCATCACTTCCAGCAACCACGCCCTGTTGCACAAAACCAACACTTCCTGCTACAATCCACCACAATATGAAAAAGATCAAAGACTCAATCCCGGCTGACCTGCTGGCTCTATATATGGCACGCAAGGTTTCCAGTGAAGCCGTCGCCCTCGCCACAGGCTTCCATGCTGCGGCCATCAGGCGGGCCATAGAGCGCGCCCCGGTTGAGCCCGAAGTCAAGAGTAACACCTTGCTCAAGGCCAGACGCGCATTCCGCATGACGCTGGGCAACTTGCCACCCAAAGAAATACAAAAGGTCGCCAATGTTTCCATTTCCACCGCACACAGGATCAGGAAAGCGTACAAGCTCAAAGAGGCTTCCAATGCACGACGGACTTGAAGACCTGGACTTGCATGAGGCGCAGCCGCTACCGATATTCGACCGCCAGAGAATCCGCGTAGACCAGCTTAAGGACTTGAACCTTGAGGTAGAGCTACTTGAGCAGTACAACACGGCCAAGGACTACCTGGACGATATTCCTGAAGGCACACCTGCAAATCAAGTAGCTCAAGTGATGAACACTATCACTGCTATTCTGAGAGATGTAGTCAAGATGCAAACCGACTTGTACAACGCAGAGCGAATCAAAATCATGGAAGACTGTATTATTCACGCCATGAAGGGCGCCCCAGCTACAGTGCAAGATGAATTCTTTGAGGTCTACCAGCGCTTGCTGCCCACCAAATGAACTACCAAGACCACTTCGATAGAGTCAGGGCAGCTGTTAAGAACACGTATGGGATTACAGACTTGTCCGCGTGGATCGAAAAGAACACGTATCTGAACGACAAAAAGTTTTCTTTTGAAAATTATGAATTTCAGTTGTCAATACTTGCTGACGCAGCACGTACTAGCATCACAGTTAAGCCCGCACAGGTGGGTGTATCTGAACTCTCATACCGTTATGCGGTAGCTTTGTGCTGCACGCAAGACAACTTCACTGCGATCTACACTTTCCCCACGGCAACGGACGCGGAAAACAACAATCGAACACGTATTGACCCGATGATCGACGGGTCACCAGAAGTGAAGAGACTTGTTAACCCGAGCATGAACAACAGTGAGATGAAGCAGTTCGGAAAGAATAGCTTCTTGATGTTCCGGGGTACCAAGTCTGAGAATGTTGGGCTGTCTACACCTGCAAACGCCATCATCCATGATGAGTTTGACAAAAGTGATACGACAAAAGCTTCGATTTACGTTTCACGCTTGCAGAACCGTACTCACAAGCTGCGGAAAATCTTTTCGACACCCACGATTGACAAGTTTGGGGTGAGTAAAGAGGCAGAAACGGCAAAGCGTTACCGCCACCTAGCAACTTGCACACACTGCAACCACACATTCTTGCCTGACTACTTTCAGCACATCAAGATTCCAGGTTACGACGGCAAGTTGGAGGAAGTTACCAAGAAGAACCTGCACACGTTGCGCTGGAAGCAGGCAAAGCTGCACTGCCCTAAGTGTGGACTTGATCCAGAACTTGATTCAGCCAAAATGCAGTTCGTTTGTGAGAATCCAGACGATAATCATGATGCAAATGCGTGGTTTGTGAGCCCATTTTCAGTCCCAAAGATCATTGTGCCGAGCTATATGGTGTCTCGATCTACGGAATTTGAGCGATATTCTGAGTTCAAGAACCAGGTTTTGGGTCTAACTGGCGAAGAAAAGAACGAGTCAATCCTTGCTACGGACATTGAATCGAGCACCTTGCAAGCTGATTTGTTCACGTCTGAGTACCATGTGATGGGCTCAGACATGGGTATTACGTGCCACATCTGCATTGGAAAGCTCAATTCCCAGAACATTCTGACGATTGTTCACCGCGAACGGGTACATTACACTCAATTTGAGCAGCGCTCTCGTGAGTTACTTGCGAAGTATCGGGTTGTGATGCACGTAATGGACAGCCAACCCTACCTGGACCTTGTTACCCGCTTGACAAAGGCACGGCCTAACCACTTTGGTGCAATCTTCACGACGACTAAGACGACGCAGCCATTTACGGTGCACGACAAGCCAGAAGAGTTGCAAGAAGGTAAGCTAGACCTGAAACTAGTGAAGGTTAACCGTACAGTTGCACTTGACAAATTATTGGGTGTGATTAAGAACGGGGAGTTGGTGATTCAATCGTCTGAAGAGAATGACGATTACAAGGCGCAAATGCTGACACTGAAGCGCGTGCAGCAGTTCACGAAGGATGGTGAGCTGACTTACGTGTGGACGAAGACTGGGGATGAAAATGACCATTACCACTTCGCTACGCTCTATCTCTGGCTTGCTACGCAGATGCGGGGTATGGCTGGAGGCTTGGGAATCGCGTCTGCTGGTGTGCCTTTGGCGTTCGCAGTGAAGGGTCCGACATACAGAACGCACGGTAGATAGGGTCAATCTTTCGGGCTGTAGCAGTCTATGGCCCGTTCTCATGTGACAATGGTGTACTATGAACCTGCTCAGCTCGATAAAAAACATCTTTGCCGGACCCGGGCAGCTGCCTAGCGTACCATTCCTGCGTCCGCCAAACCGTCCTGTCGCGCTGCAAAGCTGGAAGACAGGGGTTGCCAAGCAGACCAGTGCGATCCTGCGTCCTGATCGTCGGCTGGCCAATACAGACATTACCACGTACCGCCAAGGTGCTGATACGCGCCTCGTAATCAGAGATTACGCTGCTGCGTCACCTGACTTGGCTGCTACCAAGTCGAGCTACCTGCGAGTGGGTATCCCAGAGTCCTATACGATCAAGGCCCGAGACATGGACGGGACGTTGAACGTGGAAGCTACAAAACTTGCTCAAGAGATTCTGCGCCGCGTTACGTTTTTAGGTGACCCAACGCTGGGTTACAACCCCGTTACGGACTTGCAGTCATTGAGTGAGAGTCTTGCTGCAGAGTTGGTGCTGTATGGCAGCATGGGATTGGAGCTTGCACTGGATAAGATGCGCATGCCTCTGTTCTTGCAAGCAGTGAGTACGACCAAGATTCAGTTCAAGGAAGAAGATAACGGTGTTTATCCAATCCAAGTGATTGGTGGTGCTGAAGTCAGCCTGGACATTCCAACGTTTTTCTATGCAAGTCTTGATCAAGACTTGCTGAATGCGTACTCGTCCAGCTACTTTGAGGCAGCGATTCAGAGCGTGCTTGCTGATGCGCAGTTCCTGAATGACTTGCGTAAGTCGATGCAGCGTGTTATTCAGCCGCGCTTGACTGCGAAGATTCTGGAAGAGAAGATCAATAAGTCTATTGATCCAACGATTTTGAATGACCCTGAGAAATTGGGAGCGTTCTACAACGAGATTATCTCGGCGGTTACTAATACCTTGTCAGGCCTGAATCCAGAAGATGCACTCGTTCACTTTGACTCTATTGAGTACAAGATGATGGGGACAGATGGGCAGAGCGCAGGTAACATTGCATCCACGATGGATGCTGTGCAGAAATTGATTGAGTCCAAGTTAGCTGCTGGTGCAAAGACTATGCCTGCAGTGCTTGGTCGGGATTCACAAGCTTCTGGCGCTGCTACATCCACGATGTTGTTCTTGAAGAATGCTGACGTAGTACGTCGCAAGCTGAACAACATGTACAGTCGCATGCTGACGCAGGCTGTACGCTTGATGGCTCAGGATTGCTATGTCGAGTTCCGCTACGAGGACTTGAACCTACGTCCGCAGGATGAGCTGGAAGCGTTCAAAGCTATGAAGCAGAGTCGTATTCTGGAGCAGTTGTCCTTGGGCTTCATCACGGATGAAGATGCCTGTATCGACCTGACCGGAAACCTGCCACGAGAAGGACATGTGCCATTGGCTGGCACTATGTTCAAATCTGGGACTGCTGGTGCGATTGTCAATCCATTGTCTACTACATCAACTATGGGTGGAGGCGCACCGGATAAGGTAGCTGCTGATACGCCAAAACAAACGAAGGGGAATCCCAATGCTTAAGACTTTTTGGGCGGGTAGCACTGAGAGCTACAACGACTATATGGCCTGCGTGGCCAAGGCTGAAGACTTCTTGGACAAGGGTGGTAATGAAGACTCACTGGAACTGCCTCCGCTGTACGAGCGCGAGGGTAGCGTAGGTGTGGTGAAGATCGTGGGCCACTTGACCCCCGGTGAAGCAGGGTTCTACCGCTTCTTCGGCATTACTGGCTACGAAGATATTAAGTCTGCATTAATTGAAGCCATTCAAGATAAAGGCGCTACAAGCATCATGCTTGCTATCCGTAGTCCAGGTGGTAGTGTTGAAGGTGTGTCTGGTACTAGTGAGTTCGTGCGACAGGTTTCACAAGTTAAACCTACGTCTGCTTTCAGCGACATGGCAGCTAGCGCAGCTTACTGGATTGGTAGCGCAGCACCACACATCACGACTTCCGACACGGGGATGAATGGGTCTATTGGTACTGTGAAGATTCATCGAGAGGTAAGTAAAGCACTTGCTGATCGTGGAGAGACTATCACGGTTATGCGAGCTGGCAAGTACAAGATGCTGGAGAACCCATACGAGCCGCTCTCAGAAGAAGCTAAGGCGCAGGCACAAATCATGCTAGATGACTTGTATGAGAGTTTTGCGAACACTGTGGCTGAAAACCGTAACACGACTTACATCATTGCCGATCAGGTTATGGGCCAAGGCAAGGTGTTCATGGGCAAGCGTGGCGTAGAGGCTGGCTTGGTGGACAAGGTGGGCACGTATGAAGACGCACTTGCCTATGCAGCTTCGTCTCGGACACTTGCACCACGGAAAACTGCCAACATTGCAGGTACTGCAACAGCTTCACTGGTGGCTGCAGAAAATCTGCCTCATAATGACGGCAATATCCTAAACACTGGACCTGAAATGAAGAACAAAAACCTGACCGCTGACCAGCTGGCTGCACTTGCAGCTGGTGTCCCCGGTGCGGCTGCTGAAATTACCGAGCCGACTGCAGAGGAAGTGGCTGCTGCGGCTCAGGCTGTGGTGGACGCAGAAGCCGCAGCGGCTGCTGTAGAAGCCGCTGCAAAGCCTCCAGCAACCGATGACACGGCTATTGTGGCGTTCCTGAAGGGTGAGCTGTCTACTGCTCAAGCTGCTGTGGCCACGTCTGCTATGGAGCTGGCTACTGTCAAGTCCCAAGTCACTGATCTGCAAGCCAGTCAATCTGGTCTGTCTGCTATCGTGGCTATGGCGGTTGGCAATATGAGCATTGCTCTGGGTCAACGTGTGGAAACTTCTGGCATGTCTGCAGCATCTCTTCTGGAAGTGCATGCAAGTCTGTCTTCGGCATTCACCAGCAAATTTAAGGTTGGCGGTGTAGCAGGAACTACCGCTAGTACCACAGTTGCAGACAAAAAGCCTGCTGCTGTCGATCCCAAGTTCCGCTCTGCAGTCCAATCTCTCAACAAATAAGGGGCCAACATGGCACGCGATCACTTTATCTCTCCCGTTGTTCCAGATGAGGCAGTCGTAGCTGTGCGCTACGGTGCTGGCACTGGTGCTGTCAATCAAGTCACCCAAGCTGAAGTCGGCAAGTTTTCCAAGCTGGTGGCAGAGTCCCGCTACGACAACTGCGCAGCTGGTGACGCAATTGAAGGTGTTGTCTACAGCATTGAGCTGGCACCTCAGAATGGCTACACCATTGGTGGTGTGCTGCAAAAAGGCCGCGTTCGCGTGACGTTCGACGGCATCCAGGCTGACGGTACTGGTGTTATTGCCATCAATGATCTGGTGGTTGCTGGTGCAGCAGAAGCCAAGGGTACGGTTAACGCAAATGGTTTCCCCAAGGTGCGTAAAGCCACTGCCCAAACGGTAGCTAAATTCAACTGGCGTGTCGTGAGTCTCGGCCCTGTGGGCACGGGTGCTGTCGGTACTGTTGGTGTCATCGAACGTATCTAATACAGGGAGTAAATCATGGGTTTCAAATTTATCGACAGCGACGGTTCGCAACAAGAAGTCGAAATCACTGCAGAGGAAATGCTGCAAGGTGCCAAGGCTGCTGGTAGCACTCCTGCGCAATACATCAACAACAAGTTCCCAGATGCCAATCTGGAGATTGGTCCTGCATTCCGTCAGTTCCAAGCTTCTGCTGGTATCTGCAGTCCAGGCAAGGAAAACCCATTTGGTATTCGTGCCAAGTCTATGGGTGAGCTGTTGGGTATTGACGCTTCGGTGTCTAATACTGCAGCCAACACTGCACCTTTCGGTACAGCTTCCCGTGCTCTGACGGTCATCTCGATCATCGACCGCATTGAGTCTGAAGTCGCCAAAGACCGCACGACTGACATTGTGACCTTTGACAGCATGGTCGGTACGCGTTTGTCGGTCAACACTGGTGTTTTCGAGCAGCCAGTCATTGACTACAACACCCCAGATGGCCCTCAACAAGCCAAGGCTGGTCGTGCTGTGCAGGGCGCATACCCACACAAGATGCTGACCTTCAAGACCCATGACCGCATCCGTCGCATAGGCGCATGGTCAATTGGTATGGAGTGGACGGACCAAGCCTTGCGTGCTACGACTCTGGATTTCGTGACCATGACCACGGCGCGTTATCTGGAAGTGGAACGTGACGAACGTGCGTACCGCTACGTGAGCGACTTGTTCAACGGTAATGCTGATCTGGTGGTGGGTGCTGTCCCTGTGGTGGCTTCGTCCAGCTTAGATGCAGCATCTACTGGTGGTGTGCTGACCCATCGCGCTTGGCTGAAGTTCCTGGCCCGCAATCGCAAGTTCCGCAAGATCACGCATGCGATCATGGACCTGGACACGTACCTGAAGGTTGAAGGTCGTACTGGTCGCCCCGGTACTGTGAATTATGACCCAACGCTGGCTCGTATCGACCCACAAGGCGTGATGATCAACAACACCTTCGGTGGTGATGTGAAAATCTTCTTGGTTGAACCTGCTACTGATGGTGGTCCAGTGCCAGCCAACACCATCTATGCTCTGGATGCGTCCGCAGCTATCACGATGGTGAGCGACACCAGTGCTATTTACAACGCGGTTGAAGAGTACGCGATGAAGCGCACCACGAGTATGCGAATGGACTGGTCCGAGGAAGTGTTCCGTACCTTCGGTGACACTGACCTGCGACTGTTTGATGCAATGGTGATCACACCTTAATTGGAAAGTGGGAGCGAAAGCTCCCACTGCCTACTATGGAACAACCTATTGTTGAGAATGCTAAAGGTGAGTGGTTTGTGAACTCGGGAGAGTTTACTTTCACTGATCCGAAGACTGGAGTTGCGTTTCCTCCACGTACTCCAGTGCAGACGTTGCGGACTGGTTGGGTGGATGCCCAACCAGTGATTCAGACTTACACCTTGCCAAAGGTAGAAGAGGTTAAGGAAGAGGTTAAGGAAGAGGTTAAGGTTGAGAAACCTCAACCCAAGAAGTAAAGCAAGGCCCGCGAAATGCGGGCCTTCCTCATGGTGTGTACTCCCACCTGATCTTGCCACAGTCATATACTCTTGAGTACCCCAGTGCATCCGCTCTCTCAGATTCAGTGCACGAGTCCGGTACCCCCTCAGGAAGGGTTAGCCGCCCTTTAATCAACGCAGTCTTGTGTACACGTCTACCCTTCTGTACGTAAAAATAATCCGGCTTTAGCTTCTCTACTTCTTTGAAACCTGTCGCTGCGTACATATCTCCAGAGAAGATTCTTGTATCACTGAACGTAGCTACTGTCTTGATTGTGGGGTGTAGTTTTAGTAAAGCTTTAAGAAGCTTGGTGAAACCTCCCACAACTCTAATAGAAGAAGCATAACGAGTTATCTCACACTTGCTACTGTCATACCCTTTACCTCTTCCTGTGTCTCTAAGGGCGTACCCTAGGACTGCTACCAAGGTAGCGCCTTGATATAGCCCCAGGTAATTGGAGCCTCTGGAAAATCCCTGTATGTGGTTAGCATTTAAAAAATCCTGTGCTCCGTCTGCAACTCGGACGATCAGCTTTCTGGCGTACATTTTTTCAGTCAGTAACCCACAAGCTGCCTTTACCACGTTCTTTACAATTTCAGGTTTTTCCAGCCACTCGTCTTCCCATATATGAATGGTTCGTACTCCTACAGCGAGTGATGCCAGAGACTTGTCACGATGGTATGTAGAAGACTTATAGTAGGAGGAGTGCCATAGCGTACCGTTATACTCAATAGCTAACTTCTGTTTTGGCAGGTAAAAATCCCATCGCTGTTTACCTGTTCCAAGCAGTACCTCAGGCACAACTTCAACCTTTAACGTTCTAAGCCAGTCGAATAGTGTGCCAGACCCAAGACTTCCAGCACAGACTGGACAGCCATACCCTTTAACAAACATATCAGCTCTTCTGGTGAATTGTCCATGTTCGAGACACTCAGCAGTTACCACGCTGGCAATTTTACCTGTAAGCTGAACAAGGTCCACACCCATAATTTTAAACTTCTCTGCATTAGTTCCCTTTACTGATGCTTCTACATCCTCTATTCTAACTCTTACTTTTTCAACTCTGGCAATGTCACCACAACCCCTGCACCTATGGCCAAAACCTATGCCCGATAAAGTAGCCACCCACTTACCATGATCTGGGCACTCAATTTCAAACTGTCTAGCGTCAGAAGTGTTCCTATCTGCTTCACCTATTAGTTTGTATTTAGCCCCCATTTTCTCCAATATTCGTTGTCTTACCTCCTCTAGAGGTGTCTGGATTTCTTCTTCCCCGCATTTCTCACAACCCTTGCCAGACAAATGGTTGTACAAGTTCATAGTGAATTCTCCATGGCTTGCGCATTGCATTCTTAACTTAGGATATTTCCCACCACGGATGAGTTCCAAGTAGTCGTAGCCAAACTCATACTTAGCTGCAGCTTCTTTAACCGTCTCCAATGTGTGTGGGAATTTACCTCCACACTTAACGCAGCCTTTCTTACCGGACACATGGTTACTGACAGTTTGCCTAAACGCCCCATGGTCCTTGCACACCATCTCCAAGTAAACATAAATCCCTTCCCGAGTCAACCCGGTGTACTTATAGGTGTCCCCGTGCACAGCCTTAGCCTTCACAACCGCATCTTCAAAAGTCAATTTAGCCATAGTCACTCCAATCTGGCCTGATTGTACCTCAGTGAAGCTGAACAATGCAATCATCTTTGTTGCTCTGTAACAACAAACTTTCTGGCCCAGCTTACAATACCTCTTCACATTGGAACTCGCTATGGCCGTACTCACAGACTTCACCTCATACGACGAAATCCGAGCCGTTCTAGGCGTATCTGAAGAAGAACTTGAGGATGTGACATTGGCACTCCCTATCTACCTGCAGGTTCTGCAGTTCGACTTGGGAGACGTACACTCAGACGTGGAAAGTCTCTACGAGACACTCAATGCCACTCCCCCACCACTGACAACAGCACAGCAGCGA